GGAAAAAATATGTCATCTGCCACGCCGATTATCCTTGTGATAAATACGAGTTTGGAAAGCCAGTTGATCATCAGCAGGTAATCTGGAACCGCGAACGAATCAGCAACTCACAAGACGGGATCGTGAAAGAAATCAAAGGCGCGGACACGTTCATCTTTGGTCATACGCCAGCAGTGAAACCACTCAAATTTGCCAACCAGATGTATATCGATACTGGCGCAGTGTTCTGCGGAAACCTCACATTGATTCAGGTACAGGGAGAAGGCGCATGAGACTCGAAAGCGTAGCTAAATTTCATTCGCCAAAAAGCCCGATGATGAGCGACTCACCACGGGCCACGGCTTCTGACTCTCTTTCCGGTACTGATGTGATGGCTGCTATGGGGATGGCGCAATCACAAGCCGGATTCGGAATGGCTGTATTCTGTGGTAAGCACGAACTCAGCCAGAACGACAAACAAAAGGCTATCAACTATCTGATGCAATTTGCACACAAGGTATCGGGGAAATACCGTGGCGTGGCAAAGCTTGAAGGAAATACTAAGGCAAAGGTACTGCAAGTGCTCGCAACATTCGCTTATGCGGATTATTGCCGTAGTGCCGCTACGCCGGGCGCAAGATGCAGAGATTGCCACGGTACAGGCCGTGCGGTTGATATAGCCAAAACAGAGCAGTGGGGGATAGTTGCTGAGAAAGAGTGCGGAAGATGTAAAGGCGTCGGTTATTCAAGAATGCCAGCAAGCGCCGCATATCGCGCTGTGACGATGCTAACCCAAACCTTACCCAACCCACCTGGTCACGCACTGTTAAGCCGCTGTATGACGCTCTGGTTGTGCAATGCCACAAGGAAGAGTCAATCGCAGACAACATTTTGAATGCGATCACACGTTAGCGCCATGATTGCCACGGATGGCAACATATTAACGGCATAATATTGACTTTTTGAATAACTTTGGGGAAACTTGACACCAATAATGGGTGTTTTTACATGTCATTGATGAGTCTCAATAACCTGCCGCCGAGTAGTTTTTATGCTCTGAATTGTATTTGTGTAGTAAACATGCTGACTGCAATGTAATAGAGTTTTTTTAGCCTGTAACCTCTTGACGGCATTGAATTGCTTTTGTTATGAGTTGTAAGCCAATGTTATCATCTTGTATTGGGGTGGTTATGAAGGATGGTGCGCTGCTCAGGAGTTCTTCACTTTTTATTGCCTACATGGGATGCCTTGGATGGGGGAGTGCTTATTTCTATGGATGGGGTACTTCTTTTTACTACGGCTTCCCATGGTGGATTGTAGGTGCAGGTGTTGATGATGTTGCCAGAAGTTTATTTTTTGCAGTTATCGTCATTGCTATATTTCTTATCGGTTGGGGTATTGGTGTTGTATTCTTTTTCGCAGTGAAAAGAAAACATTCTATGCAAGAGCTAAATGTATTTCGCCTTTATTTTGCTGTGGAATTATTGTTTGTGCCGGCAATTATTGAGTTTTCTATATTGAGACAGAAGATTCAGGTACCTCTTTTGCTACTGTCAGCAGCGATTGCGCTGGCGGTCACAATTTCGATAAGATCTTATGGGCGATTTTTATCGGTATCATGCTTCTATGATAAGCCATTTATAAAAAAACATTTTTTTGAGATTGTGATGATTGCTTTTGTGGCATATTTCTGGCTTTTTTCATTTCTGACAGGATATTACAAACCGCAGTTTAAGAAAGAATATGAAATGATTAATTATAATGATGGTTGGTATTATGTTCTTGCTCGTTATGATAATTGTCTGGTTTTGTCTACTTCTTTCAATGCAGGTAGTAAAAGGTTTGTGATTTATCAATCAGCACAAGATAAGAATCTTCAGGTTGATATTGTAAGGACCAGAATTTAATTGGCTGCATAAATAATATTTTAAGTTGCAAGTTGGCTATTCGTAGGAATAGAACCTTAGGCATGCTGAATGCGTTTCCTGAACATTGTTTTATAAACTGTGTCTGCTTGCTGTTGTGATCCTGCTTTTAGTGATGGTGATGATGGATTTCACCAGCAGGATAATGTTGGTACTGACTGATGGCGCTCTGGTCTGCGGCATTGTGGTATTGCTGTGGCCGATGATGAAAGAACAGAATGAATAATTCTTGACTTTTTTGTTTACTGTTTATTAAAAAATCAACCGCATGGTGAATCCTCCTTGGAGGGGCTAAATGATCGAGTTTTAAGGGCACGTAGCGAGTTCTGTTTGATCATTGCAGAACTTAGCGGGAGGCGCCATGCGTACATCACTAATGTTATTTCCTTCTATCATTTTCCTTGTGAGTTCTGGCTGCGCATGGCGCGGCCTTTTTTTTATGACCTGCCACTGGCAGATGGTCATCCTGTGATTTGATTCCGGTTCCGGCTTTTTAACTCTGTTCCTGTACACGGGAGAAATTCTATGTCGATTAATCGTTATGATATTGGTTACAAGAAGTACCACGTATTGTGTTGAGATAGAAAGCATGGTGCCAGAGGTAAATGCAGCAGCATAATAAAAAAGAGCCAGCGCAGAAGAGAACGGGTAAAAGAGTCTGCGCTGGCGTGGGGATATTCCCCGTGGAGAAATGATATGTAACACACATCGGGAACCTTTCTATATAAACATTATCATTATTGTCAATCATAACAGTCAGGTATTATGACGTTTATGCATCAGGGCCATCAGGAATTAACTGGTGGCTTTTTATTGTTGTCAGCTTCCGGATAACGGGAGACGGGGTATGTACCAGATGGAAAAAATAACAACAGGTGTGTCATACACCACGTCAGCGGTGGGGACGGGATACTGGCTACTGCAGTTGCTGGACAAAGTCTCCCCATCCCAGTGGGTGGCAATAGGCGTATTGGGTAGCTTGGTGTTTGGCTTGCTGACGTATCTGACAAACCTTTATTTCAAGATTAAAGAAGATAAGCGTAAGGCTGCGAGAGGTGAATAATGTCGCCATCATTACGCAAGGCTGTTGCTGCTGCTATTGGTGGTGGGGCTGTTGCCATAGCGTCTGTGCTCATCACTGGTCCGAGTGGTAACGATGGCCTGGAAGGTGTCAGCTACATACCATACGAAGATATCGTTGGCGTATGGACTGTATGTCACGGACACACCGGAAAAGACATCATGCCCGGTAAAACGTATACCGAAGCAGAATGCAAAGCCCTCCTGAATAAAGACCTTGCCACGGTCGCCAGACAAATTAACCCGTACATCAAAGTCGATATACCGGAAACAACGCGCGGCGCTCTTTACTCGTTCGTTTACAACGTGGGCGCTGGTAATTTCAGAACATCGACGCTTCTTCGCAAAATAAACCAGGGTGATATCAAAGGCGCATGTGATCAGCTACGGCGCTGGACATACGCTGGCGGTAAGCAATGGAAAGGGCTGATGACTCGCCGCGAGATTGAGCGTGAAGTCTGTTTGTGGGGGCAACAATGAGCAGAGTAACCGCGATTATCTCCGCTCTGGTTATCTGCATCATCGTCTGCCTGTCATGGGCGGTTAATCATTACCGTGATAACGCCATCGCCTATAAAGAACAGCGTGATAAAAAAGTCAGTGAGCTGAAGCAGGCGACCGCCACCATTACTGACATGCAGCAGCGCCAGCGTGCTGCTGATGCACTCGATGCTAAATACACGAAGGAGTTAGCTGATGCGAAAGCTAAAAATGATGCTCTTCGGCGCAAGCTTGATAATGGTGGTCGGGTGTTCGTCAAAGGAAAATGCCCTGTGCCATCCTCAGACGAAACCTCCAGCGCCTCCGGCATGGGCAATGATGCCACCGTCGAACTCTCTCCAGTTGCTGGACGAAACGTTCTCGGTATCCGGGACGGAATTATCCGCGACCAAACAGCACTGAGAACGCTTCAGGAATACATCAGGACGCAATGCCTTCGATGATAGCGATAATTTTACTCATCATCCTTCACATCTGGCTCTGTAGACAGGGTGGTGCTCACTTCTGGAGTGAATCATGGTTAAACATCTCATTGCTGATGCTTGATATTGAGCATCTGGCGCGCGGTAAGGGGCTGCGTTGAGATAAGAGCCAGTCATTAAAAATACCTGGATTTAGCCTCGCATTCGCGGGGCTTTTTTATTGCCATTACAAAAGCCACTCCCTACAGAGTGGCTTTGATAATGGCTTATACCCTACACGGGATAACTTAACTGATATCCCTTTTAACGGATAAAGGTATTCAAGCCTGACACATCATGCGCTGTATCGTCGCTGTATTCCCGCATTAACCATGACCGTAGCCCGACGGGGAACTCCTTCTGCGCGAGTGTGCGGGAATAATCAAAAACGATGCACACCGGGTTTTTACCGCGCTAATGATTCGCGGGTTTGTCCCTCATGCTCGCCAGTCCTGTGCGGGGGTGGAAGAAACAGGACACTCACACAGATTCTTGTGGGTCGATGCTATTCCTTTCTGGATTATCCCGATGCCATTCATGCAAGGGCTGTATCAGACGTTCGTCATGGCTTTCAGGCTGACGGCTCCTCCCGGTGGGGTGGCCTGCCACGGGGCGGGAGCGTCGCGGAAAAAGGCTAGTTTTTGCATTTTTATCGGCCACCATCATCTTTGCATCTTATTGATTATTAATGGTTATTTGTTTTTTGTATGTCGAATTGAGTGTTTTTTGTTCGACATCGAACGCGTTTTCTTAAAGTTGTTCGCACGATGCATGTTTAAAGCTCTCCGGAGGAAATATGGATCATGAGTTGAAAAACCTGGTGCTGAATATTAATCAACTGGCGGCTTTATCTGGTCTGCACCGCCAGACTGTCGTGGCAAGACTGAAAAACATTCGTCCCGCTGGTGGACATGACAAACTCAAGCTATACCGGTTGACCGATATTCTGACTGAATTTATGGGGTTACCACCGCCGGTTGCTGAGGGCGAAATGGATCCACATGAACGCAAAGCCTGGTATCAGTCTGAACGTGAGCGTCTTAAGTTCGAACAGGAAACGGCACAACTCATTCCGGCCAGTGATGTCAGACGGGAGTTTGCCATCTGGGCAAAAGCGGTCGTGCAGGTGCTGGAGACATTACCGGATATTCTGGAACGTGACTGTGGTCTGCAGCCTGCCGCTGTGAGCCGTGTTCAGTCCATTATTGATGATCTGCGCGATCAGA